GCATCTTGGCAAAAATGTGTAAGTTCAATAGGTTGATTGAAGCTAAGTAAAGTCAAGCAATTAAGATCAGAATCACTCATAGTAATTTTGTTAACATAACAATGTGTCAAAATTTGGAACTTAACAATGTCCCATTTTGGCATCTTTACGCGTTTCTGTACTTGATTTACTAAAGCCATGATTAATTAGTTCTAAGCTTTCTTCTGCCTTTTTCTTGTTCAGGCATTGCGGACTCTTCATTATCAGTATCTTCTTCTGATGTCTCTTGTTCTTGTTGAGCCATCATTGCCCATTGCATCTGAATACTACTTCTTCTAAATCTTACTTCATCAATTTTCATAAGTACTTCTTCATACTTAAGTTGTGCTTCTAAGTATGGTAAAGACTCAGTATAAAATTGGAGCATTTGTTCTTTTTGAGCTGCCATTTCTTCTGGTGTCAACTCTCTTTCTTGTTGGTTTTCCATGATATTTAATTTAATTGGTTTAAACAAATATACAAAATAAGTTTAAATGTATATTGTTTAAATAAAAAATCCAGGCACAGAAAGTACCTGGACTATAGTAGTTTAAGTATAATTACTTTTTCTTAGCAGACTTCTTTACAGATCCGCCTTTCTTCATACCTAATGCTTGTTTAGCCTTATCTACAAGACCATATTTTTTATTAGCAGCTAAACCACCAATTAATGCTCCTGCTCCAGCAGCTACTTTAGCAGCACCTTTGCCTATTTCTCCAGCTGAAAAAACTCGTTTTGTTTTACCAGCATTACAGTTTTTCTTTCTTCTTTTTCTTCTTTTACCGTCAGCACCCATATATTCTTCCATACAAGAATCATCAGAAGCACCACCTACTTCATAGCTTTTCATAGAACGGATCATTTGATTTTTACTATCTTTCATGACTATCTGTTTTTAATTGTTAAGTTTAAAATTGTAAGTAAATAAAAGTCTCTAGATATATCTACTTCAATAGCTAAGATATCAATGAAAGAGATTCTTAATTTAATGTTTAATTTATCCCATTGTTTTGCTGAGGATATCCAACTGTTTCTAAATTTCATTATGCTTCATTTTTACTGATTACACCTTTAGCACTAAGCTGTACTTTACGGACATTAGCTGGTTGTGCTACTTTCCATTTAGTTCTTCTTGCTTGATGTAATCTTGATTTTAATATTCTTGTTACTGAAACTGAGTTTCCTTGGTTTCCACCAAGTACATGATAACAGTCTTTGTCTTCTCCAACATAGATACCTACATGGCCTCCTCCGTCTCTTTTAAATGTAAGAATATCTCCTAACATAGGTTCAGTTACTTTAGTGCCGTATTTAGCCCAATTTAAAGCCCAGAGAGGTGCATCTACAACCTGTACACCAGCTTTGTGTGCACAGTATGCAATAAATAGTCCACACCATGGAATTTCATCTGCTGTATAAACTTTATTCAAATCAAGTTCTTTAGCCCAATCCATGATTACGGAATTGTGTTGTTTACCTACAATCTCTTTAGTGCCAAGCAACTTTACTGCCTCAACTAAAATCTTTGGAGATTTTTCCTCTTGTAAAAAACTATAGCTCATAGATTAATCTTTTATGTTCTTGTAGGTATCAGATACTTTTTCTATAGAACCTCTGATTTTTTTAACTACACTGTATACAGATTTAAGCATATTGTTGCCTGTGATATCAAACCAGTTTTCATTGATTGATGATATCTCTATTAATCCAAATATACATAACAAAATATTAGTATATACAGCTTGTGTTGGGACTTGAAATGAATATCCTAATGCTTTTAATACACCATTACTAAATGGAGTGAGTGCATAGTAATCTAAAGGAAATAATGCTAATGCAAGAATATAGTATCCGGCAGCTTTAAAAATATACCCTCTTCTTAGAATTTTAGATTTGAACACATCTTTATATTTTTTACCTTCCTCACAGGCAATCTTTTTAATAGATATTAGCTTAACTATTGTATCTACAAAGATGATTAGCATTAATAAAATTGCACATAGCTCAATGGGAGCAAAGAAAGAAAATATAGACAAAATAAGGAGAGTTATTTTAGTTTTCATGGTAGTCTTCTTGAAATCAGTTTAAATAAAATATAGATTAACAAGATGAATAGCACAATTCCTCCCACATAAGCTAGAAAGATAACCCAACCTGGGATGAATTTAATTCTTTCTGGCTTGGATGTTTTGGTAACTACTTTAGTGTGATATACATCATTGCCTTTAATGACTTTATACACTGTATCAACAGTTGCTTTTGAAGTATACACATTGTTTTGGAGTTTGGTTTGTAAACTTAAGATCTTACCGTCTTTATCTCTGAGAACTCCATTTAGTTTAGATAATACATTACCAAGGGAGTCACAATACAATGTGTCTTGGATATATAAAGTTTCTCCCGGTAAAGTTATTGTTGTGTCTCTATATTCTGTAATTGTTACAGTGTTGTCCTTCTGTGTACACAACGGACAATACTTTGCTAATCTTTTCTCTAATGAACAAGAAGAAATTGTAACAATAAGTAATAGATATAAAAAATACTTCATATCTATAATATACAAAAAATTTTACAACATTCCTAGCATATATTTCTCTGCATTTTTAGTTGTATCATCTGCAGCAAGCATAATCTTAATAATTTCTGCGTCAACATGTTTAGGATGTACATACCAGTCTTCATAAGGACAATCATCATTAGGAGAGATGTTACTTGCAATAAGCATATAACCTTTACTTAGTAAGAAGTTTCTAGACTTTGTTCTAAAAGATTTTGTTATGTCTGTATAGTAATCATGCTCATATGTAATTACTCCAAAAGTACATTGATCCCAGGGTAACATTGTAAGGATTTCATAAGTAGTTCCTGGTGGTTCACAGTCAACTTGCAAGTAGTCAATATGACCTTTAAGTATAGAATAATCAAACTTTGTAGCATCACATAGTATAATCTCATTCTCTCTTTGTTGTTTAAACTTAGTAACCTCATGTTCTAAGATTTCTAGTGATGTACCAGTCCAGCCCCATTTTTCTAGTAATGCTGTATTACTACCATGGAATGGATCTGCTGCACCAATTTCAAAGTATTTACCATTCTTTTTACCATTAAGCATACTAAGTGTAAACATGTCTTGGTATGTTTGAGAGAAGTTTTTCATGATGGTTTCTGATCCAGGAAACTTATATCTCAATTTATCATGTAAACCTTTATGATATCTTAAGAATGGATCTGGTCCAGAACCTAATGATGTTACATTAGTTTGTACCAATTTTTGGTACTTCTCAGATATTGTATCTGCATTTGCCACTAACTCTAAGAAGATTTCTCTTGATTCTTTTCCTCTACCTATCCACCAAGCAGCAACAGCTTTTTGAAAACTAAGTTGGTAACTACCTTCATAACCTAAATTAGAAGTTATAGGTTTTGCATAATCTAAATTTCTTAATCCCATAACAGCATAACTATACATTTGGTGATAGTTCTTTTGTCTTTCATAGTATTCACTTAAGAATAAATATGCTTCTGGTCTACCTGGTTCAAGATTGAGAGCATTTAACCAAAGACCAAGTTCAGTAACAGGTCTTCTTGTAAGTGTAGCTAAACATTTAGCAACCATTAATACTGCCTCATATGTTCTATCTGCATTCTCTGAATATTCTGCAGTTCTAAGATAGTATGACATAGCTGATGCATAATGACCTTGTGTAAAGTAAAATTCTGCAAGATCAAATGTTTTATCAGCATTGTGAGGATCATTGATAAATAATTCTAACTTATACGGAGTTGTTCCTTTAGAACTTTCTTTATCAACTCTATCAGTAAAGTTGCACATATCTTCAATTACATGCGCTGGTACTTTTAAGATATAAGCTGTTGAATCTTGGAATCCAAATGGAATAATAAAGTTTTCACCATCAAATGCTAAACCACATGAAAATTCAATAGCGCCAGTCATAAACTTAAACTCATCTGAGTAATGTACTATTTTCCAGTCTTTATCCCATACAATGAATCTATGATAATAATGTGCATCTTTTCTTCCTTGTTCATTATACCAAAGATCTACTTCATGGGTAAGTGCAATATACATACCACGGTATGGTATAACTTGTGATCCACCTCTTATGTCTCTTGGAAACTGAACATCTTGTTCTACTAAACATACTGTTTCAGATGTTCCCGTTTTGGGATCAACTTTAACTACTTCAGTTGGGTTAGTCCATTTGACATAATGATAAGGCATATCAATAATTGGCATCCAGTTCTTTTCACAATATGATGGTTTTCCTGGTGGTTCAATCCTAACTCTTTTAATTTCTGTAGCTTCTCTTTCTATTGTAGAAAGTTCCATTCTACCTTCACCAGTAGTTGTAGTATCTCTGCGTACTCCTGAAAGATATAAGGTGTCCTCCCAATAAACTACTCTGGCATCTTCTAAAC